AAATTGTTGTTGCAACAAGTCTTACAGAACCAAGGTAGATAGATATGGCCACAATTACACTTAGATCCGTAAAGGGGTCACCACTTACAAATACCGAAGTTGATAATAACTTCAACAACCTCAATACTGATAAGTATGAATCGGGGTCTAATCCCACGTTTGGTAATCTTACCCTAACTGGTGATTTAAAGCCTTCTATCTCGGCTACTGTTTCTGCGGCAGGAACAAATCAGTCTGGCGCAACAGAACTTTCGGATGTTTATAACATTGTCACTACGGTTGGTTCTGGTGCAGGTGTTAAACTTCCAACAGCCGAAGCCTCATTGACTTATACAGTTGTTAATACTACTGCCACAAATCTGTTAGTTTATCCAAACGTATCAGACAAAATCAATGATGGAACGGCTAACGCGGCTGTTACTGTAGCTGCTGGCTCATCTGCTACTTTTATTGCTAAGGATGCCACAGATTGGTATTCGCTTACATCTCTGTTGGTATTTGATTCGAGCGGCACTAGACTAAATTAAGGTTATAGAAAATGAATCCTTTAAAGATCAAGGCATCTGCTACGCCAATTACGTCTGCAAACTTTCAGGGTTTACAGACCATGTCGAATGCAGAAGTTAAAAATTATATTGCTAATAAGATCACAGTAGGATTTGCGGCGGCGGTAAATAATGGTTCTAACACTGCCGACCTTAATGTTGATACTGCAAACGCACTTTCTGGTACCGCTATCGGCACATTTGCTGATACTGACAGAACGGAAGCGACTGGTACTCACCCTGCTACTGGTGCGATAACTACCACAACTTATTATGCAAAGCAAATTACTGCTACTGACAATGGTACAATAACAAATCGCCCCCTACAGTATGATACTGCAATCCAACAGATGACAGATGCGCAGATTCGCAACGATATTATTGATCAAGCGGTTACCGCCATGGTCACAGAATCGACTTATACTGCCGGTCAGTATCGTCTTGCTGGCTCAGCGCCAAGCGGCGGCACATGGACCGCTCGTTATACAATTACAGATGTTGCAAATGGTGGTAATACAACTTATTACATTTGGCAGAAGACTGCGGCTACAACAACACCTGATGCCGATCTTCGTCCTCTAAAGACATACAGTGGCAATAACGTAAAGCAAATGACGGACGCCGAAATACAGGAAATGATTCCTTATTTCAGAAATCGCATTATCAGTACCAATGTTGGCACATATAAAATTCAAGCCTCTTCGCCAGTAGGCGGCACTTGGGTTAGCATGGGGTCTGCCTCTGATACTCGCGAACAAGTATCTTCTGTAAACTATACCGGCTCGTATGCTGGTACTAGAACATATTCTAACGTAGCATATGCTGGCACTAGAACGTATACTCCCGCAGGATACGCAAATACTTTTGCTGGTACCAGAACATATTCTAACGTAGCATATGCTGGTAATAGAACTTATTCGAACGTAGCATATGCATCATCATTTGCGGGTTCAAGAACAAAAACATTCTCTGGTTCCAGAACCTATTCTGGTTCATATGCAACTAACTTTGCTGGAACCAGACCATTCGCAGGTTCGAGAACATATTCAGCCAGTTATACACTCTTCTATGGTGGTTTTGTCGGCGGCACTTTTGCGGGTTCGCGAACTTATTCAACTAGCTATGTATCAGCATCAACCAATTTTACCGGAACATTTGCTGGTACTAGAACATATTCTAACGTAGCATATTCTGGTTCATATGCTGGTACATATACCTCAACTTTCTCAGGTTCGCGAACATACTCCGCCAACTATTCCGGTTCTAGAACTTATTCTGGTTCATATGCAAACTCGTTTGCTGGTTCGAGAACATATTCTGGTTCATATTCTGGTAACAGAACATATTCGGGATCATATTCTGGCACATATGCAGGCGATACAATTCAAGCAACTAAAGATACAGTATCAACAGTATCTCTATGGATTCGTACCGCTTAAACTATACTATATACTTTATATTATTTCTTTTTATGGAGAGTTGAATGATTGTGGATGAAGAAGCCATCGTATTGGATTCGGCTATCATTGCCGAAACAAAAGATTACGAAGAACCTTTTTGGTTAAATAAAGAACTAAAGCAAGTAATGGTAATTATCATCTATCCAGATGGTAAGAGAATGCCCGCATCTGTATCAGGGGAAGGCAGTAATCCAGACTATATTGCTATCATGGAAAAGTTTACCGAAGAAGATATCGATGAGAACACTCGACTTCGTGAAGAGCGCCGCGCCGAAGAAGTTCGGCAGCGCATGGAACGCTCAAAAGTAGACCAGCAACGCCGTAAGGATGAGGCGCTGTTCGAAGCCAAGCTAGAAGCCTTTGAAGTTCCTATTATCAAAAATTCCACGAATAAGCCTATGAAGACTAAGATTCGTAGATCTAAGTCTGCGCTCGAAGTCATGGCATATGCTACCATGTTGATCATGGAAGAAGAAAAGAATGCAGAATAACGGTTTTGTTTATGTAGCATCGCTTCGTAGGGGTTACTATAGAGCAGCCAAAAACTCCGCTCTATCTCTCCTAGACTTCTGGCCAGAAGCAAAGATTACCTTATTCACTCATGCAGAATGGGTAGAAGAAGGCGACTACGAAATCTTTGAAAACATTATTACAGAGGATGTTCCCTATCACAAGAGAGCTAAACTGTGGGCTTTAGATAAGACACCATATGACTTGACAGTTTATATGGATTGTGATACCGAAGTTCAACATGACGATATTCGAAAAATCTTTGAACAGATTCCAGATGATATCGATGTAATCTTTACTGCTAATCGGCCATACAACGCTGCATTGACTAAACTTTCCGAGACCGAAGAAATGACCGAGCATTGCGGTCTATTTGTATATCGAAACAATCCTCAAACATTAAAGTTGATGAGTGCTTGGTGGGGTGAGTATTGTAAACAAAACGAACCAGGATATGATAGAAAGCATTACCCAAAAGATGCTATGCAATGGGATACATTTACGATGTGGCGTTTATTGACATATGGTAATACAGGCGTAAAGACTGGAAGATTCCCCGACCCAGATGCAAGATGGAATTTTGTCATAGGCTACAAACAAGAAGAATTGCAGGGACAAGAGATTGTCATCTATCACTATACACTGCCATCATCTGTATTGGACAAGTAATGAAAGTTTCTAACAACATAAATCCAGAACTTCTGGAAATTCTTACACCTTATGCGGAGTGGTTCTTCTCACAAACTGACCATGAGAAATTAAGAGAGCCAGATAGACGCCGTGGATTTGATGTTGATACCGGCACTTCTGAAAAGTATATGAATGAAATGGTAGGTAAAGATGGAGAGCATGAAGGCTATCCAGAAACCGCTTTCTGTTGTGACATTGGACTGGTAGATACTGTTCCCAAACATCACCGTGATATGCAACAGAGACTAAATCGTGAATTGATTTCGTTTCTGGGCGCTAAAACTAATGCAGTCCATGTTTATTATCCAGAAAATGGATTTATGGGGTGGCACACAAACTGGAATGCAAGCGGTTATAACATTCTTCTATCTTATAATACAGAAGAGAATGGTGGCTTCTTTAGGTATCTAGATCCAATAACAAAAGAAATGGTCACTCTTTGGGACCCCAAGGGTTGGTCGGTCAAGGTCGGCTACTTCGGTAGGCGTAGCGAGACTGACAAGGTCTTCTATCACTGTGCTGGGAGCCGTAGTAAGCGGCTCACTCTCGGTTATGTTATTCCTCATGAGGACCTCTGGAAATCTATGGTTGAAGATATTACGGGTGTAGATTTTACCGATCTTTGACCTTTTGGCGTTCTTTGTGTTTTGCAAGAAGTTCTTCCAAGATAGTCAAACTTTCATGCATCTTTTCGATTTCATCTAACATTTTTGGAACAGCAACCGATGCTTGGTGAATGATTGCTTGTTCGTAATTTGCGCGTGGGATAGTAGCAAGTTTAATTCTTCTACGTCTAAAGAAATCTTTAATCCGGTGGAATAAAGAAGGCTTTCGTGCCTCGACCATATTCAACTGACTGCCCTTTTTATCGGTTGCTTTCTGGCGCATCTTTACAATCTGGTCTTCTCTGGCTTTTTCTATCGCCTGTTTTTCTTTGATAAGTTTTTCATTTTCATTACGCAAACTTTGCAACTCGGTAGAAAGTCTAGATTCCTCTTCTGTTTTTTTTCGCTGCAATTCTTCATATTTTTCTTGTGCAATTCTTTCCTTCTCTAGTTCTTCTGGAGAAGGCTCATTACTTACAATTTCTTCTTGCAAGTTTCCGTCGGTCCACTCGTCTACAACTACTTCCTCTGGTGGGGGCGGCGCAGACACTAAAGGTTCTGGTATATAATCTTGGGGTGGTGGGGCGACGACTCTTGCTCTTGCCATATTATTTCTTCCCTATTACCATGAAGCGGTCAAACTCGACCTTACCATCCCAACTGTAGTATGACTGCTTGATTGAACCTTGATATGAAACATTGGTTACTCCAACATTCTTAACATGTTCTTCAATTGTTGGCACACAATTGATACCATACATTTCACGGAATACATTAGATGACTGACATGCAAAGATGCAATCTGGATTTGCAGTAGTCATATTCTTCAAAGGATACATAGTCTCACAACCAAGCGAAATAACTACATCTGTATTTAGTGCATTGATATCATGATAAGCAAACGGAACATCCCAGTTTAAGTGGTGCAATTCTATTCCCTGGTCGGAATAGTATGAGTTAAAAACTTTCGAAAGTTCCAGTGCATCATTATCAATATCGATTAACGTCAATTTCTTTACCGATAGGTTCTCACACACGAGCGGAACTAACGGGAATCCTAACCAGGAGTTTAAAATTACAATATGTGCATTTTCTGGTACGGATTGTTTTTGTAGTTCTTCTACTAGCCAGATTGCTGCTTCCATAGTATTTGGATTTAGAGACTTGCGAAAATCCTCATGTTTCCATTGCATTTCATGGTTGATTTTTTCTAGGCCAAGGCCCCAATTTTTGTAGTTATTCAAGAAATTATAATTTAACATCTTCTGGTCTTTCCATGGAATCATATAAACGAACAATAGGTTTCTTACGCATCACTCTTTCTTCAATATCGTCTGGCCACATATAGCCATAATTATAACTATACACCCAGCCGTCAGGAAAATAGTCAATATTTAAAAGACGTTCTCGTTGATGGCCGAATAGATTATCAAGACCACGATAATAAAAAAACATTTGGTCAGGATAATCTCTAACGAACTTTGTAATTTTTTCAGTATCTAAACTATCATTCCATCTTAAAACACTAGAGTTTAAATCTGTAAATAGTCTGGGATTATCCTTAGTGTCAATTTTCATTTGCTCTAAGTTATGCCAATGTGTCCTAACAAATGTTAGACAATCTTTAGGATTATGGTCGATGATTGGATCGATATTATGTTGTAGATATATATCTAGGTCTAAGAATAGTTTTTCTCCTGACTGAGTTACCACATTTTTGTCGAACAGATATAATTTATTCCACCATTTCTCGTAGTAATTATTTTCAGGAAATGGTATGACTTCGATATCATCTATTAAGTTAGAACCATCTTCGGTCAAGCAAAAGAATCTAAATTTTTTAGACGTTTGCTTTTTGCACTGGGTGAATATCTTGTTTACATGTTCGGTACTATATTTGGTACCCCATTTTACTGTGTAGATATTAAGCATTCCAATGTTCCAATAGGTCTGGGTCAACTAGCGATTCTTGTTTAATGTTACCTCTGCGATTATCTTGAAATGGAAGCAAGTCTACATTAAAGACACAGAGAATACAATCTTTTCTGTATTTGCCCACCTCAAGGTCATCTTCCCAGAACGAACGGCCACGATTGTATGAGTAAGCAAATGTGCTTGGGAAGTGCGCCCAAAGTGGAGTATCGCTAAAGTCGCCCCAACGCCAACTGTGATAGTTATCAGTTCCATCGGTGAATGTGAACCAGATACGCTCTTGATGTTCTAGAACATCTTGCCAAATACATTCTGTTTGATTGTCTGACCACACCATGCAACTACCATTAGTATATGCCCCATGTGCCAACTTGAAGTTACGAGTTTTCATTGGGCGAGGGTCTTGCCACCACGACCGCAACTTGGTAGGATTCTCTAGGTCATAGGTGATGATTGGTGACAAATCATTTTGTATGATAACATCAAGGTCGAAAAAGACAAATCTTCCAGTAGGTTTATCGTCTGCGAAGTTGTGTGTATTGAAGATGAACGTCTTTGGTCTGTCCCAACAACGTGCCATGCCGTATTTGAAATCATCCGAACCAAACCAGTATTTCGGATGGATGTCGGGAACGTCTGGGAAGTTGATGACTTTAATTTCATTTTCAAAACCTTCGCTGTTATCTGTATAGCAATAGAAATGGAACTCAAAATTGTCTGGAGTGTGCTTCTTTGCCATCCGATATAGACGGTTGACAAACTCGGCATCATATTTGGTACCCCATTTGCAGCAAACGTAATTAACTCTCATTTCCACAATCCAATAATATTTTCATCTCGACATTCTGATAATTCAACGTGGTCTTTAGCAGAGGGATGAGGAACATTGTCTGTGTTGAATAAGCAGATTTTAGCATCCTCCCTAAACTGAAAACGCACTACATCATCTGGATAATATCGTCCTCTGTTCCAAGAATATACCCAGCTTTCTGGAATATTTTTCCAGAATTCACGTTGACGCCAATAATGATAGTTATCACTACCCTTGAAAAATGT